CCGGTATTGTTGCGCAATCATCAGACTGGGAACATTTGTATAAGTATATTACACAATTTGGTGATGATATGATCATAGCTGGAGACTATAGGAAATTCGATAAAACTATGCCTGCAGAGTTCATTCTTCAAGCCTTCGACATACTCCGGTATGTTTGTGAGCTTTCAGGGAATTATACTCAAGAACAATTGCGCGTAATTGAAGGTATAGCTGTTGACACTGCCTATGCACTGTGTGACTTTAATGGTGATCTTATTCAATTTTATGGTGGGAATCCCTCTGGCCATGCTCTTACCGTTATCATAAATGGTTTGGTAAATTCTTTGTATATGAGATATGCTTATCGGGTTTTAAATCCAGATAAGATATGTTCTACATTTAAGGAAAATGTCAGCTTAATGACCTATGGAGATGATAACCTTATGGGAGTGAGTCGCAATATTCCCTGGTTTAATCATACCTCAATTTCTGAGCTTTTTGCTACATACGGTCTTGGTTACACGATGGCGGATAAAGATGCCATGAGTATCCCATATATCCACATAAGTGATGCATCCTTCCTTAAACGTGGCTTCCGTTATGATAGTGACACTGGATTTTGTTTTGCTCCCATTGAACTTGAGTCTATTGAGAAGAGTTTAATGGTTTGGACTTTTTCCAAATCGGTTTGTAAGGAAAGACAAGCTGTTGACATAGTTTCGAGTGCTCTAGGAGAATATTTCTTCTGGGGTAAAGATGTTTTTGAGGAAAAGTCTAAGATTCTACGCAATTGCTTGATTGAAAGTGGTATGATGGATTATATCACTGACACCACTTTCCTAACATGGGACAATCATGTGGATCGATTCATACAAGCTTCTGTCGGAAGGCAACTTTAGGGGCCTCTCGTCCTTGGTATGGGACGTTAAATAATGTACTGTGTTTCTGTGTTACACTCTTAACACGACATTTATGGTGGCCTGATTAGCCATCATATCTTAAAGCCTATCGAGAAAACCAATAAAAAGGCGGGCCGTCCGAGTAAACGAGCCAACGCGCGTGATCTGCGTAAGATCACCCAGCGGGTACTTGGTTTAGTACCCACATGTCACTGTTTGTGTCAAGACTCTTGCGATGTTGCAGATGTTATTGGTTATAGTGAAGAATATGATGCATTGAGTAATGAGGACTTTAGTCCAAATTACTCGCTCATATCCTTACAATCTAATGACATAATGAATGCTAATGTAAATGCTGAGATTTCTGAGGAGAACCAAGAGAATGTACAATTTGGTAAAGCCGTTGATTCTGACAAACTTGAAGTACCACAAACATTATCACAAATGCAAGTGGATATGTCTTCGAGTGTCAATTTGGGAGATTTCTTAACACGACCTGTGTTAATTCAAACTTATAATTGGGTACTTAATGATGTTTTTGACCAATCTTTTTCACCATGGTTTGATTATTTTAATAATTCTGCCGTAAAGTCTAAATTGGACAATTACTATCTGTTAAGATGTAATTTGAATTTGAAATTTCTTATTAATGCTTCTCCATTTTATTACAGTTGTTTGATGGT